TCAGCCGGTCCCCTCGCCCTGGTCGAACAGCGATTCCAGGGCGCCGGCCGTCGCCTCGTTGGCCTTCCTCTTCCTCCGGTAGTGCCTCTCGACGACTGCCGGCGTGTTGCCGAGCTGGTCCGCGATCGCCGTCAACGGAGTGCCCTGTTCATCGAGATGAGTGCCGACCGTGTGCCGGAACACGTGCGAAGCGATGTGCGGGTAGCCGATGTCGTCGCACACTGTCCGGAACCGCTTCGTGACGTTGGTGATGAACTGCCACTGCCCGTTCCACGACGGGAACACCGGCCCGCCGCCCGACTCCAGCTTGCGTCGGCGCCACATCGGAACCGACCACGACGGGACCACAATCACTAGGCCGTCCTTGCGGCCCTTGCGCAGCGGCATGCGCACCATGCCCTGTCCCCTTACCCACACCAGGTGGTGGTCCAGCACCACCGTCTGGTTCGTCGGGTCGATGTCGTCACCGATCACCGCGAGCACCTCGCCGATGCGGCCGCCGGTCGACAGCATCCCGTCGCCGATGTCGGGCAGGTCGGTCCAGGCGCGCGCTCGCACGCCCAGCTTCGAGTCGCCCTTCGCCGCGCAGTACGCCGCGAGCTTGGCACGGAAGTCGCCGCGCTCGGCCGGCTCCAGGACCACGATCTCGCCCCTGGATGGGACCTCGACCGGTTCGACCTCACGTACTGGGTTGACCGTCATCGCGCCATGCCGCACCGCGTAGCCGGCGATACCGGAGCACACGGTCTTCATCTTCTTCGCCGTGCCTGCCCCGTCAGCGTCGTACACGGCCTTGATCGCGTTGTCGAAGGCGGTAACGGACGCTTCGCGGCACGCCAGCTCACCCAGCCGCGGCTTGACGCGCGTCCTGACCAGCGCCTCGTAGTCGTACAGCGACTTCGGCGACCGCTTGCCCTGGTCGACCTTGCGCCTGAACTCGGCCAGCCACAGTTCGGCGACGTGCGCGATCCGGGTGGACGCGTCGATGACACCGCCCGTGGCCTCCTTCTCCAGCGCGGCCATCTTCTTCTTCAGCGCGTTGCGCGCCGCAGTCGCTGACGCGCCCCGGGCGCGGGGCCGGCGCATGGCACCGTTGGCCATGCGGAACCGGGCCCGCGCTTCGAACACCGCTGGTTGTCCCGGGGACTTCTCCCGCAGCTGGGTGACCTTGATCTTGCCGTAGGTGCCGATCACAGTCCGAGGTCTGGCCATCAGATCACCGACCGCGGCGAGCGAGAAGCGCCGTGCGCGGACTGGTCAGGAGACGTCGCCGAGCAGAGGCAGCCGGACACACACCTCGGCAACCGGGTCGACATGCAGCTGGATGACGCAGGCGTCGCTGCTCGGCGGCGGGGCGTCATCGTCTGGCCCGTCGTCGGGCAGGCTGGGGGTGGTTGTGGGGCCCGTGGTGGGCAGCGGCAGGGGGGCCGGTCCTGTGGACCGTGGGCGCAGCTGGGTAACGGTTGCCGGCGGACGCTCGCCCGGTGCAGCGAGGGACGACAGCGGCGGCGTGCTGACGCCGGGCGGCAGCACGGCAGGCGGCGCGGGCGGCGGGGCGACCGGGGGCTTCGCCGGCGCGGTTGGTGCGGACGTCGGCCCGGCTTGCTCGGTGCCGCGGTTGGGCGGGTTGGCCATCACGAGGAACGACACGGCGCTGATCGCGGTGGCCGCGGCTGTCGTGGCGACCGCCCCGGCCGGGTGTCTGTCGACGCGTTCGCGTAGCCAGGCCGCGGCGGACATCATCACCGCGATGATCTTGGCGAGCCACATCCGTCGCCCCCGGGGCCGCTGCGCAAGCTGGTCGATCTGTTCGTAGGCCTCGATCTTCCGCTTCTGCTCCTGGGTGCGCCGGAGTAAATACCCACAGATTACGGAGAGTGCGAGAGTGGTAATTCCAGTCAGCGTAGCGATCACGTATGCCATGCCCGGAGCGTCTACATCCGGGGCTGCCGTGTGACGGGATGTCATCGAAGTGTTGCATTTTCAACCCGACTGTCGCATTTGTTTGCCTGCCCTAAGCTCATCCGGCGTAGCGTCCTCGTCACCAGCGGTTTCCTCGCGTTCCAGGCGCTCCCGCCGTTCGAAGATCTTCCTGAGTCGGTAGTTCACGCTGACGTCGGTGAAGCCCCAGATCTCGAACTCGACCTCGTCGCGCGGAAAGAACTGGATATCCGGCGTAGTGACAGCGACGGACTCACGTTTCGCGCTGGTGTTCGGTTGGTCGTCGGCCTGTTCGCTGATGGTGGGAATCGGGCCGCCTTCGAGAATGGTCTTAGGCGTGTCCTCGGTCCAGCCCGGCAGCGTGCGGCCGACGGCGAAGAGGATCGACTGGCCGACGCCGGGTTCGCCGCCTTCGAGTAGTTCGAGGCTCCGAACGCTGATGCCGCCGCACGCTCGCGCGAAGTCGGTTCGGTAGGTCCAGCCGGCCGCCTCTCTCGCCTTGGCAACGGCGTCCCCGAGGCGCGCGCGGGCGGCGGGCGGGTAGTCGCGGGTGCGTAGCTTGCGCGTGGCCATACGTGCATGGTCCCGCATGCCCGTACACAGCACCACCCTCCGCGGACGATGTCGTCTTCGATGCCTGCGTGGGTGCTCACCCCGAGCGTGCCTCATGGTCCCGCATGCTAACGCATGGTTCCGCACCTGCACAACCCGTCTGTCGTCCACTAACTGTCAATAATTCGTGTTAATGCGGTCCATGACTTGACCGGTCCCGCATGGTCCCGCATGATTTGAGCATGCCCATGCTGAACGGTTCGGTCGTGAAGCACCGCGTGGCGCAACTCGGACGGGGCCGGGATGCGCTCCGGAAGATCGCGGAGGCGACCGACATCCCCTACGGCTCGCTGCGCAACGCGGTCGGCGGCCGGCAAGAGCTCGGCCTCCCGCGCTGCTACACCCTCGCCGAGGCCCTGGAGCTGACGGTCCGCGAGATCCTCGCCGACCCCGACGGCGTGCCGGACCTTCCGCCGGAGCAGCCGAAACGCCCCAAGTCGCCGCCCAAGCGCCAGGACAAGGAGCAGGACCGCAAGGGTCCGCGCCGTAACACGGTCGGTGTGCGGTGAGTGCCCGGCTGGCCGAGGCGGTCGACGCCCTGCGCGAGGAGGTCCGCCAACTCCGGAAGGCCGCGCAGGCTCCGGCTCGTGCCACGTGGACCCCGTCGGAGGTCGCCGAGAAGCTCGGCATTCCCTACGACACCGTGCTGGCGCTGATCCACTCCGGCGAGCTCGGCCACATCAAGGCGGGCCGCTACTACCTCGTGCCGGATGAGGAGCTGCGGAAGTACCTCGCTGCCGTCACGCGCGGCACCGCCCAGCTCCGGGACGCGTCGTGACCGCCTCCGGCTCCTGGTTCTGCACGTGGTGCGGCAAGCCCGTGTCGCAGCTCCCATGCCCGCACTCGGGGTGCCCGAGCAGGAAGTAAGACGGCGGCCCCGTGCGCCTACACGGGACCGCCTGCCACGAGAGATCAACTCGAAAGGAACCTCTCATGACGAAGAAGCAGCCTACCGGCCCCCGACGGGAGCGGGTCGTGCTCAACGAGGGCGCGCCGGAGAAGGGCGCGATCGGGACCGAGGACTGGGCGACGGCCGAGTACAAGGCCGCGCAGCAGCGCGCCGAAGAGCGGCTTCGTGAGCAGGCCGAGCTGGTGACGCTGCGCGAGGCGCCGGGGCTGGTGCTGCCGCTGCTGGCCGACCAGGCGGTGCGGCCGTGGAACCTGCTGGGCGGGCCGGTGCTGGCGGTGATGGGGGCGCGGATCGCCGAGGCGGACGACCCGGGGGAGTTGCCGGGCGGGTATCGGGCGTCGGAGCCGCGCGGCCGTTGTGCGCTGCTGGCGGCGGCCTCGGTCGTCGTGTTGGCGGCCGTCGTGCTGCTGGTGCTGGGCGGTGCCCGATGACGACCTCCACGATCACGGCCCGGTACCAGGCCATGTCGACCACGGCACTGGGCCACCGCGCCGACCAGCTGGCCCGTCGTGTATGTGAGGGCAGGCCCGTCGAACTCGACGACCGCCAGGCTGTCCTGGACGAGCTGCACGCCCGCGCGCTCGCCGAGGACGCCACGCGGGGGACGGTGAATGCCCCGACGCGACCGAACGTCGTCTCGGTGCGAGGCGGTGCTGTGCACCGGCCGTGGGCAACGTTGCAGGACCCATGGCCGCTGTGCCGCACGGGTTCCCAGATGCACCGGAACACCCGATACACGACCACGAACCGGCCGGTGACCTGCCGCAACTGTGGCCCGGACAACGGTGGTGCCCGATGACGCGCACCGTGCCCCGGATGGGCGGACAGCACCGCCTCGGTCGGACCGAGTACCGCGTCCGCGAGCTGTGGAACCTGTACGGCGGCGGCGAACCCTTCCCGCGCGGCCGCCACAAGCACCGCCCGGACGACGAGCGCCCGCAGCGCTGGTGGTCCCGCCGCCCGGCCGTCCCCGTCGAGACCGACGCCGAGCGGACCGACGTCCTGCCCGCGGTCGCCCTACCCGGCGCCGCGCTCGCCGCCGAGGTGCGGCGGCTCGGCGGCCAGCCGGTCGAGGCGTACGACATCGTGCCCGTGCCGTGCCCGTGGTGCATCGCCGTCGACGCAGTGAGCTGCTGCCGGGTCGTCGGAGACCCGGACAACCCGCTCCCGGACCACGAGCAGCACGCCTGCTGGTCGTGCCTGCCGGTCGCCATCGACGAGGCCGCTTTCCGCCGCCCCTACGAGTCGGATGCCGATTTGCTGGTGGAGGTGCCCGCATGAGGAGGCGAGACAAGGACACCTTCGACCCCGATGTCGCGGCCGCGCAGGACTCCGCGAAGAACCCACGCGGCTGCAAGTCGTGCAACGAGACCGGCACCCGCCCGGGCACTGACTACACCTGCGGCGTGTGCCACGGGACGGGGGAGCTGTGAGCAAACACCCGCGCCTGACTCGCATCGGCGACCAGCTCGACGTCGCCGCCCACTGGTTCATCACCGCCATCGCGTTCCTGCTCGGCGCCGCACTTCTGGGGCTGCTGGCGACCGGGCTCGGCTACCTCCTGGAAGGACTCACCTCATGACCGAGCAGAAGATCACCAAGCGTCCGGAGACGTTCGACGACCTCGACCAGACGGACTTCCGGTACGAGCCGGTGACGGTGTTCAGCCTGGAGGTCCACGTTGGACGCGGTGTGTTGGCGGCCGCGGAGACTCTGCTGGACCGGCTGCGCATGGTGCACCCGGAGTTGGACCTCGACACGTCGGGGAGGACGTGGACCGCGAAGCGGCCGCGCAACGAGGACGAGAAGGCGAAGGCACTGGTCCAGGCGCAGGCCGAGTGGGATCGGCGCGACCGTGAACGGGCCGAGGCCGAGCAGCGTTCGGTGTTGAAGGTCGGCGACGACTTCGACCCGGGCACCGTCGTCTCGGAGTGCTCGCTGATCCATTCTGATGGCCCGCCGTGCTCCCTGGGCTACGGCCACGCGGGGGACCACATCGAGGTCGTCGCCGGGCAGGTTGCCACGATCACGCCGAGGCGGTCACGGTGATCGACGCCTCCGTTGCCGAGCTGGTCTTGCCGCCGGGTGCTGACCGCGCCCGGTGGCTGGCCGCCCGGCGTACGGGGGTCGGCGGGTCGGACGTGTCCACTCTGGTCGGTCTGACCCGCTACACCTCGCCCTACGAACTGTGGCTCGACAAGACCGGCGCCCTGCCGCTGGTCGACGACGTGCCGTCCGAGGCCGCCGAGATGGGCCAGCTGCTGGAACCGGTGGTACGGGACCGGTTCGCCCGCGTGCACCACCTGGCCGTCACCCAGGTCGGAACGTACCGGTCGAGGGAATGGCCGTGGATGCTGGCCAACCCGGACGGGGTGTGCTCGGACGGCGCCGGATACGAGGGCAAGACGTGTTCGCACTGGGTGGCACACGAGTGGGCCGACGGGCAGACCGCCGACCATGCCGAGCTGCAGGCGCAGTGGGGCATGGCCGTCACCGGCCTGTCCCGCTGGCACGTCGCCGTGCTCATCGCCGGGCAGCGCAACGAGTACCGGGTGATCGAGCGGGACGACGAGCTGATCGGCGTCCTGGTCGACGTGTCCCGCCGGTTCTGGCACGACCACGTCCGGGCCGGTGTGCCGCCGGAGTGGGGCGGCTCGGACGCCGCCACCACCTACCTGAAGGACCGCTACAGCGTCGGCGACATCGACAGCGTCGTCGAGATCGACGCCGGCGACCGGGACGAGCTGGCGGCCGAGCGCGACAAGGCGGCTGCCGCGCTGAAGGCGGCCGAGGCCGTCGACGCCGCGGTGCGCAACCGCGTGCGCGGCCTGCTCGGTGACCGGGAACAGCTGGTGTGCGGCGACCAGGTTGTCGCCACGTGGACCAACACCGGCCGGTTCCTGCCCGACCGGTTCATGCGCGACCACCCGGAGCTGGTGGCCGCCTACACCGAGCCGGTCACCGCCGACGTGATCGACGTCGACCGGCTCGCCGCCGACCACCCCGACATCTACCGCGCATGCCGTACACGCGTGCTGCGGTTCACGAACTGAGAGGACTGTCTACATGGGACGCGAGTTGACCCGCCGGGTGCAGGAGAACACCGCCCCGGCCGCCGAGGACCAGAAGAAGGACGCGCCGCCGTCGCTCGGGCAGCGGATCACCGCGTTGCGGGACCAATTCCAGCTGGCCATGCCACGCGGTGCCGAGGCAGCGCAGCTGGTGCGCGACGCGCTCACCTGCCTGCGCACCACACCGAAACTCACCATGTGCGACCCGGACTCGGTGCTCGGCGGGCTAATGACCTGCGCGCAGCTGGGCTTGCGGCCCGGTGTGCTCGGCCATGCCTGGCTGCTGCCGTTCTGGGACAAGAACTTGGTGTGGACCGATGAGAATGGTCGTACGAGGCGCGGGGGCCACCGCGCCCAGCTGATCATCGGCTACCAGGGCTACCGCGAACTCGCCCAGCGAACGGGACAGATCGCGACACTCACCGGCCGGGTCGTGCACGAGCACGACCAGTTCGACCTGGAATATGGGCTGGCCGACAACATCGTGCACAGGCCGCGGCTCGACGGCCCGCGCGGTGAGGCGGTCGGGTACTACGCGGTCGTCAAGTACACCAGCGGCGGCTACAACCTCTGGCACCTGAGCAAAGCCGAGGCCGAGGAGCACCGCGACCGCTTCGCCATGGCCCGCAACAAGGCCGGTGAGGTAGTCGGTCCGTGGCGGGACAACTTCGACGAGATGGCCGTCAAGACCGCGTTCCTGCGCCTCGCCCGGTGGATGCCCAAGTCGACGGAACTCGCCAGCGCGATCGAGGCCGACGGCTCGGTCCGCGTCGACCTCACCCCGGACAACCTCGACGCCATGCTCCACGCCGAACACCCGGAGCCCGACGCCATCGACGGCGAGGTCGTCGACGAGCAGGGCCAGGCCGACGGCGACCCGCTGCGGCCGGACGACCCGGACCTGACTGCCCACCTGAACAAGCAGGAAGGCGGCGGCACATCGTGACCACGATCCCCACGCCGCCCGCCCCTGGCTGTCTGCGCACGGCCGCTGGCCTCCTGGCGCTAGTCCTGGCCGTGCTGCTGCTGATCGGGCGTGTCACATGATAACGACCCGTCTCGCCGCGTCCGTGGCCATCGAGGAGCACCGCCAGCGGCACCGCCTGTCCCAGTCGGACCTGGCGTACGTGTGCGGCCTCGACGACATCCCCGTCCTGCACATCACGCCCGGCAACGTCGCCGCGTTCCTGGCGTGGGCCCGCACGGTGCAGGCCAACGCGGTGTTCGCCGTCCGCGCCGGCCGGGTGGTCGTGTGGGGCCGGATCGGTGGTCGGGATGTGTCGCTGGTCGTGGCCGTCGACCCGGCGCGGCTGGCTGAGTCCGGTGTGGACGGCATGGTCGACCTGTCCACGGTCGCCCGGCTCGCCGAGGCGCCCGTCGTTGTGTGCCCGTGGTGCCGGGCGGTCACTACCGATGCGTCCCACCCGGCCAGCTGCCCGCAGAAGCCGAAGGGCGCGTGACCCGATGAACGCACGGGAACTGTTGGCCTCGCAGCGTGACGTGATGCACGTCGAACTACAGGACTGCGACAGCGACCATCCGCATGTACGGGAGTACGCCGCCCGGTGGGGTAGGGCACTGCAAGCCGTGCTCGACGTCGCCGACAGGTTGGCTGGCTACGCCAACAGCGACACATCGGAAGAGGCCCGGGAGGCGTTCGACGACTCGCAGGCCGAGATCCGCCGCGCAATCACCACCGAACTGTCCAAGGAGGAGTCCACCACCCTGTGGGCCGCCGCCCGGCTGGTGCAGAAGGCCATCGACAAGCTGCCCGAGGACGACTAGCCATGGCCGATTACGACATGGCGCAGCGGTTCGCCCGCGACACCGCCCACCACCAGATGACCATCGCCCACGATGACGGCCTCTACCGCCACGTGCAGTTCCGCAACCCGCAGCGGAGCTGGCACTACTGGTTCGATCTGATCACCGTGCCCGGCGCGTTGATCTTCCAGGGCGACGGCGAGAGCTTCGTGTTTCGTCGCGTGGACGACATGTTCACGTTCTTCCGGGGCGGCGGGTACGACGGAGAACCGAACCTCAGCTACTGGGCCGAGAAGGTCACCAGCGATTCCAGGAACATCCAGCGCTACAGCGAGACGAAGTTCGTCCAGACCGTGCGTGAGCATCTCGTCGAGTCGATCCGGTACCGCCACGTGCCACCCGGCACCAGCCGGGCGCTCATCGAGTACGCCGCGGACTACGACCTGACGTTCGAGGCGAACGCCCGCGAGATGCTCGAAACCTTCTCGTACAAGGGCTTCGGCTTCCCCGACGCCTGGGAGTTCGACTTCCGCACGCACTACTGGTGGTTCGAGTGGGCGTGCCACGCGATCGTCTGGGGCATCGGCCAGTACGACGGCAACCCCGCCCGCCCGATGCCGCCCGCCGAGGAAACCCGGCCGCCTGAGCCGATCCGGCCGCCTCGGATGGTGGACGTGCACCTACCGGCGATGGCCAATGAGTAGACCGTCGCGTCCGCCCCACCCGTGCCCATGTGGCTGCGGCACTCCGGTGCCACACCACCGGTACAGCTGCTACGCCAGCTGGCAACGACTCCCCGGCGAGCTGAAGCGCGCCATCACCGCGAACCGCGGCCGCGACCTGCTCGCGCACGCCGAGGCCATGCACGCCGCCCGCCGCTGGTTCGACGACAACCCCAGGAGGCCCCGGTGAACGCCTACGACTACGAGTGCTGCCAGAAAGCCCGCGGCCTGAGCTTCCCCGGGCTGATCATGGCCGCGATGTTCGCCGCGACCGAGCCGGAGTTCGCCAGGCTCCGGGCCGCGTTCCCGGAGATCTACGCTGAACTCCAGGTCCATGAGTCCACACCCGGACCGGGTGACCGGGTCCGGGTGGTGTTGCGCGACACCGGCGAGGTCTACGCCGACGCCACCCCGGTCGACGCCGACGGCTCCTACCACGGGCGCCCGCTCGTCGAGGCCGGGCAAGCCGTCGTCGCCAAGCGCAAGTGGTCGCTGCGGAGGCGGCCATGACCACCACCATGCCCGGCATCCCGGACCCGAGCACCGTGCTACGCCGCGTCGACAACCGGCTCGCCACACGCGCCGGTGACGACCCGCTGCCCCCAGAGACGATCGACGAATTCGCCGAGGCCGTCCGCCGCCAGATCATGGAACCGCTCGCGGCCGGCGCCGCCGCCCCGGTCGACGACGGCGAGCTGGAGGAGCTGCGCGGCCAGCTCGCGGACGCCGAGCAGCGCGCCACCACCGCGACCACCGACCTCGCCGACCTGCGCCGCCAGCTGGACGAGCTCGCCGACGTCCAGGCCCGCGCCGAGGTGTACCGGCAGGAACGCGACGCCGAGGCCGCGGAGAACCAGCGGCTCGCCACGCTCCTCGAGGAGGCAAGGCGGGCCGCCTCCGAGGTGGCGGACGAGCTGGAGCGGGTTCGCGGCGAGGTCCCGGCCGAGGCGGAGCACCGGCACGCCTACCCGTGGGACGACCCGAAGGGCGTTCCCGGCTCCTGTGCCTGTGGGCACGCGTACCCGCGCACGCTGCCGCCGGTCGACACCGACGACGAACCCGAGGCCGCCGCTCCGGAGCCGTGGGCCGGACTGCTCGGCCGGGTCCGCGCTGAGCTGAAGGGCTGGCCAGCATGAGCGTCGACTACGACGACATCCTGGCCCGCAGCATCGACGAGCCCGCCTTCAGCAACGGCACCGAGGGCGACGCGTGGACCGCGAAATGGTGCTGCCGCTGTCTGCGCGACGCCCCGTTCCGGAACATGGGCCGCGGCTCCGGCTGCCCGATCCTGCTTGTCACGATGATGGGCCGCCGACCCGCCGAACTTCTCGATGGCCCGCGCGACGAGCAGGGCCGCTACTCGATGGCCGACCAGTACACCTGTGTCGAGTTCCGCCGACCCGGTGGCGGGGGAGACGGCGAGCCCCATCCCCGGCCGGAACCGCCGGGGATGGACGGCCTGTTCCCGCGCCCGGACCGTGCCCGCCGCATGTACGTCCAGCCGGACGCCGTGCCGACGGAGGTGAGCGTCGATGCCTGACTTGCGCTACCAGATCGAACCGATGCGGTCGTGGCCGTACCCTGCCGGAGCGCCGCGCCCGTCGCCGTTTCGTGCGACCTGGTCCGACACGCTGGCCCTGCTCGGCCGGGAGCTGGATTACCTCGACGTCCAGGGCGCCGTCGCGCTGCGGGTCGTCACCACCGACGCGGACGTCCGCCAGGACGGCATGCTGCGGGCGAACGCCAAGGTGCACCACCGCGGCGTGATCCTGTCGTTCCAGTCGAAGCACGGCCCGCTGTCCTACCCGTGCGCGACCTACACCAACCGCTGGTCCCGCGACCCGGCAGGCTCGCCGTGGCAGGTCAACGTCCGTGCGATCGCGCTCGCACTGGAGGCGCTGCGCAAGGTCGACCGGTACGGCGTGACGTCCAGCGGCGAGCAGTACAGCGGCTGGCGCGCCATCGAAGGCGCGGCGACCACCGGGTTCGACTCGGCCGACGACGCGCTCCAGTGGCTCATCAAGTTCGCCGACATGCCCGACCGCGACGGCGTCGACCCCGCCGTTCGTGAGGCCGTTCCGGTGATGCTGCGCCGTGCCGTGCGGAAGGCGCACCCAGACGTCGGCGGCGACCCGGCCGACTGGGCGCGCCTCGACGCCGCCCGCCAGCTCCTCGACCCGCGTGGCGGTGTGCCGTGAACCGGCGGCAGTGGCGCGAGTTCGCCCGCACCCTGATCGCCACCCTGACCGCCCGCAATCGACAGAACGCCGCACCCGCCCTACCCCGACTCACCGACCTGTGGCAGATGGCCGACGACCGCGCCGCGGCCGAGGCCCACCTACGAAGGAGGAACAGCCGATGGTGAACACCCAGAAGCCCAGAAGGCCGCAACCGCAAGCCGTGATCGTTCAACCGGCCACTTGGGACAGCCTCGTTCGCTGGCTGGAGTCCTGCGGTATCGCGCTGGTGAAGGTGCCCACGGTCAAGGAGAACCTGCCGACCTACGCGATGACCCCGAAGTCCGCCATCGCTGGTGCGAGTCGGCTTGCGGCCAAGGAAGCGAAGCTCACCGACCGCGAGCTACAGGTGCTCGTCGGCATGTCGGTCGGACAGACCAACGGCGAGATCGGCAAGGGCCACCACCTGTCCGAGGACACCGTGAAGTCCCACGCCCGCACGCTGTTCCGCAAGCTCGGCGCCCGAGACAGGGCGCAGGCCGTCGCGCTCGGCTACCAGCGCGGCATCTTGCTCACCGCGCCGTCGACGTCATGACCGGCCAGCAGCTCGCCGACGCCTTCGCCGGAGCCTGGCGCGCCGACGTCGACTCCGAGCCACACCCCGACATCCACCTGCCCACCCACTAGACCCCGGGTCGGTCCGCGTGTTCTCCCGCCGCGGGCCGACCCGGTTCCCAACCCCGAGAGGAGGCGCCGGTGAACCACACGGACCACGACGACATCCGCCCCGACGTCCGCGCGACGGCGCGGCGCCTTCTCTACGACCTGGCACGCCGAGGCGAGTTGCCCGCCGAGGCGCTCGACACCAAGGACCGGTCGCGGCTGTTCGCCGAGCTGTGGGAACGCGGCTGGACGGACGCCGAGATCGGCGTGCACACGAAGACGACCACGTTCACGGTGGCGCGAGTTCGGGAACGCCTCGGGCTCGCGCCGCGCACGATCACGAAGGGGGCCGCATAGTGCCTGATTTCCGGGTCGCTGACACCGCGCCCGAACACCCGAAGATGAGGGCAGCGGGACCGGCTGCGATTGGCTTGTGGGCCATGGCCGGTGCCTACTCGATGCGCCCGGACGTGCTCACCGATGGCTGGGTGCCGTCGTACTGGGTCGCCACTTGGCCCGCCGGTAAGCGCCTCGCGGGTGTCCTGGTCCAGGTTGGACTGTGGACACCCGAGCAGCGTGACGGCCTCGACGGCTGGCGGTTCCGCGACTGGCTCGACATCCAACGGCCTGCTGAGAAGATCCGCGCTGACCGAGAGAAAGCCCGCGTGCGCATGGCCCGGGGACGGTCCAAACGAGACGCCAGTTCGCCAGATGTTCGCGCGAACACACTACGAACGAACGGCGAACGTTCGGACGAAATGCGGGAGAAGTTCGGCGACTCCCTATCCCTATCCCTATCCCCTAGTGATCACCTTGGGGAGGAGGGTTACGTAGGGCAACGCGTGCGCGAACAGTCCTCCACCCCCGAAAACCCTGGGGGACAACGACCCGCTGCCCGCTGCCCGCGCCACGCTGGCGACGAGTACCCGCCGCCGTGCCGCACCTGCGCCGAGGCCCGGGAGTCGGCCGAGGCATGGGACGCCCGCCAGGCCGAGCAGCGTGCCGCGCTCGCCGCCGAACTCGACGCCGCCCGCGCCGACCCCCGGATGCGATGCGCACACGGCACCGACGGTGGACGCCTGATCCGCCGCGACACCGGCACCTCACCCTGCGCCCTCTGCCGCGCCGAGCAACCCATGGAGGCATCGTGACCGACATCCTCGCGATCGAACCGTCCGAGTCCGGGCGGATCGTCCATCTCGACCTGCCCGGCTACCAACCCGGTCGCAAGTCCCGGTCGTGCTCGCAGGCCATGGCGATGTGCGGCGCGTTCGTCGGCGCCGGCCACCAGCGCATCCCGCTTGCCCAGGCCCGCGAGTGGACGCGGCGTGCACCGACGAGCCCGCCTACACCGGTCCTGACGTGGTGCCGCCCGTGCCTCGGTCACGCCGCAACCGTCCACGGCCTCGCCGAGCAGCTCGTCGACGAGCTGCTCAGCTCGCCTGTTCCGCCGTGACCCGCCACCCCGGGCGAACCGGCCACAGCCGCCACGGCCTGTTCTGGAACGACCTCGCCGGCCAGACCGACGCCGAGATCCGGACCAGCCCGCGCACCGTCGCCTGCCCCGCCTGCCTCGCACGGCCGCACCAGCCGTGCCGCACGCGAACCCGCCGCCACACCGTCATGAACGGCTACCACGACTCCCGAGTTCGAGAGGCCAACCCCGATGCCTGAAGCCCGCCGCCGTAACCACCGATCCGCCCGCCAGGCTGGTACCCGGTTCGAACGCGACATCGCCGACCACCTCGCCCGCTGGGTCGACGACCGCATCGACCGCCGAGTCAAGACCGGCGCGAACGACCGCGGCGACATCGGCGGCGTCCGCCTATCGCCCGCCCTCGCCAACGGCCGCGTCGTCATCGAGTGCAAGAACACCACCCGCCTCGCCCTCGGCACGTGGGCCGCCGAGACCGCCGCCGAACGCGGCAACGACGACGCCGTCGCCGGACTCACCGTCCACAAACGCCACGGCGTGTCCGACCCCGGCGCCCAGTGGGTCACCTGCACCGTCAACGACCTCGTCGCCCTGCTCACCGGCCACCGACCCGAGGACCCGGCATGACCACCTCGACGACCGTTCAGCTGGTCGCCCTGGCCGTCTGCGCCCTGGCCCTCCTCTGGACCGCCACGTCAGTGCGCAGAGCACGCGCCGCGCTACGGCAGCTCGACGACGAGCAGGACCGATGACCAGCCCGTGGGACGACTTCGTCCGCGCACACGGCCGCCCCACCGGGTTCGCCGACCAGCCCGACATCGGCGGCCGACTCACCCGCCTGCCCGACGACTACGAAACCGACGACGAACTCGTCCAGGTCTTCCGCTGGCTCGGCCTGCCGCTCTACGCCGCCTACGACCCCGAGGAGCCCACGCCATGAACCATGTCCGGCCCTGCCTCCTCGGCTGCACCAACGCCGACGGCATCCCCTACCGCGCCGCACCCGGCCGCCAGACCTGCCCACGCTGCGGCGACCAGCTCGCCGCTCTCCTCCGCGAAATCGGCGACCTGTACGCCGTCCTCGACGACCCCGAACAACTCCTACCCACCACCAGCGGCGGACGCGGCCGACCCGGCTACGGCTCTCGCTCACCCGCCGTCGACGACCTGATCGTCCACACCGACGTACGCACCGGCGAGACCGACACCGGCGGACCCGGCGCGCTCGCCGTCGTCGAACAGTGGGCCCGCCAGATCCGCGAAGACCGCAGCGTCGACACACCACCCGACCAGATGCGCGCCACCGTCCCCGCCGGCCGGATCACCATGACCCGCGAACTCGCCACGCTGCGGTTCCACTGGGACTGGATCCTGGCCCAGGACTGGGTCGACGCGTTCGCCGACGAGATGCGCGCTGTGCGCGACCAGCTCGTGCGCGCCCGCCGCCTCACCGTCCCCGTCATCCGCATCGGCACCTGCCCCATCACCGTCATGACCGTCGACCGAGACGCCGACCCCATCACCCTGCCCTGCAGCGCCACACTTCGCGTCCGCCTCGGCGACACCGAGATCCGCTGCCCCGCCTGCCACACCGTCTGGACCCGCGACCGCTGGCACCAGCTCGGCACCGACTGGGCCGACTACGCCAGCCTCGCCACCCAGCTCGACATCCCCGTCACCACCCTGCGCCGCTGGTGCCACGAAGACCACTGGGCCACCGCCGGCACACGGTCGCGTCGCCTCGTGTCCCGGGCCGACGCGCTCGCCTCCTACGCACGACGCCACACCACACCCACCGGAAACGCAGGATGACCACCATGGCCAACGCCGGGATCGACCTCCTGTGTCACGCCGCGGACGACATCCGGTCACCGCTCGACAACAGCGCCGGAACCGGCCCGCGACCCAGTAACGACAGTCGCTGACCCAGCGACTCCAGGAGACCACGCCCGAGGAGCCAACATGAACCAGCAGCACCCCAGCTACGCCGTGCGCAAGGTCAAGCGCGAAACCGCGCACACCTTCCACCTGATCATGACCCTCTGCACGTTCGGTATCTGGGGAATCATGGTGTGGATGCCCCTGCTCCTCATCCGCAAGATGCTGCCGAAGCGGCGCGAGGTCACCCGCTTCCACTGATCGTTCACGTTGGAGGCGGAGACCTACGCCTGGCGTGACCGACGCTGGCGCGACAAGAACCGCCACCGCAAACCTCCCGGCTGGTGATGCCCAACGGGGGGCGCACGCCGACACACCGGTGACCACCACCCTGCTTGCGCTCTGACCTGCACCGAACGTACTGTGATCCACAGTGGTGAGCTATGCCCGAAGCCCCGGCCCCGTCACAGACAAGGCCGGGGCTTCGTCACGCCAGGGTGGTGACACACCATGCCACCCCGAGGACCAGGCCGCACCGGGCACCGCTGGCGCCAGCTCTGCGCCCAGGTCTACGCCGAGGAGACGCACTGCTGGCTGTGCGGTACGTGGGTGAGCCAGCTGCTCGACCCGACACACCCGATGTCCCGCACCGTCGACCACGTCCGTGAACTGTGGCAAGGCGGCGACCCCCTCGACCGGAACAACTGCAGGCTCGCTCACCGTGCGTGCAACAGCCGCAAGTCCAACCGACTCCGCACACACGCACCACGAGACGAGATCATGATCGACCCCGCCACCCTCTGACACAGCCCAACCAGACACCACCACCAGGCCGACCAGGACCCGGGGGGCCCGAAGAACTTCCCTGACCAGGCCATAGGAGACCCCGGCCTCGCCGTGGAATCTCCCCCCGAGCAGGGCGTCTAGGGGGTGTGATGGTCGACAAGAAGGCGGCCGCGCGGGCGCGTGTCTACCGTGATCGGAAACGGCGGCACGACAAGGGCGATCACTCACTTTGCGTGGTCGGGAACTGTCTGGTGATCACTCCGGAGGCCATGACGTCACCCGTGACGCAGGACGAGCCCGTGACGCCTGTGCCTGATGAGCAGGGGCTGGGACAGCGGGGCCGGCGGCTGTGGGACGAGATGACCGCGGCCTGGGCGCCATCGCCGTTGCATCGGGAGATGCTGCTGGAGGCGTGCCGGATGGCCGACCGGCTCGACCGCCTCGACCGGCACCTGAACGGCGAGGACTGGCTGCGGTTCTGGTCCCGCAACGACGAGGGCACCCGCGTCGAGGTGATCGTCGACAAGGTGCTGACCGAGGCACGGGAGCTGCAGTCGGCGTTCCGGATGGCGGTGGCGGACCTGGTGAAGGCAGCTCCCGCGAAGCAGCCCGAGCGGAAGGGCGGTGGCGTCCTTGTTGCTCTCGCCGCCAAGCACGCCGAGCCTGCTGCGCGGGGCAGCGGCGCCGCGGGTTGAGTGGCGGCCGCCGACCATCGTCGGCAGCTACGGCGGTCTCGCCGCCGACCTGATGGCCGCGGCGGGCAAGCCGTACGAGCCGTGGCAGCGCGACGGCGTCGACCTGATGATGTCGACCCGGCCGGACGGCAAGTGGGCGTGCTACGAGTACGCCGAGTGGGTTGCCCGCCAGAACGGCAAGGGCGGCCTCGGCGAGGGCCGCGCGCTGGCCGGGTTCTTCGGCCGCGGCGAGGAGCTGATCATCTGGTCGGCCCACGAGTACAAGACCGCGCTGGAGGCGTTCCGGAAGATCCGGCGCCTGATCCGCGCGCTGGGTGCGCCGCTCACCGAAACGCTGGTCGACGTCGACGGCGTCATGGTCAAGATCAGCAACACGAACGGCGAAGAGGGCTTCGAGCGGCTCGACACCGAGCAGCGGATCAAGTTCGTCGCCCGGTCCAAAGGCAGCGGGCGCGGCTTCTCGGGCGACTGCAACATCATCGACGAGGCGTTCGCGTACACGCCCGAGCAGCAGGACGCGCTGATGCCGACCCTGATCGCCCGGCCGAACGCGCAGATCATCTACCTGTCCTCGCCGCCGCTGACCGGCGACACCGGCGAGGTCATGTTCGAGCTGAAGGCCCGCGCCGAGGCCGGCGGGGACGACTCGCTGGGCTACCGCGACTGGGGTATCGCCGGGCACCTGGACGACCGGGCCGCGATGAACCTCGACGACCGCGGGCTGTGGGCGCAGGCCAACCCCGCGCTCGGCTACGGGCGGGTGACCGAGGAAACCATCGGCAAGCTGCGCCGGTCGATGACCAGTAACCAGGCGCTGGGTTTCGCCCGCGAGGTGCTGGGGCTGTGGCCGAAACGGGTCGCAGGCGGCGGCGCGATCGACATGGCCCGCTGGGTCGATCTGGCGGACAGCATGTCGAAGCGGCGGGGCGACGTGGCGCTCGGCGTGGACATCTCGCCGGCGCGGGACTACGCCTCGATCGCGCTGTACGGGGTGCGTGACGACGAGCTGGGACATGTGCAGCTGGTCGACTACCGGGCCGACACCGGGTGGATCGTGGCCCGGCTGGTCGAGCTGAAAGCCGCGCTGGATCCGCTGGCGGTGGGCATGGGCCGCGGGACCTACGCCTCGCTGAAGACCGACCTGGACAAGGTCGGGCTGACGGTGCCGGAGGACCCGGCGAAGCCGAAGCGTGGGGAGCTGGCCGTGACCACGGCGGTGGACATGGCCGCCGCCTGCGGGCACGTGCTCGACGCTGTCAAGCAGGGCACGTTCCGCCACCTCGGGCAGACCCAGCTGGACGAGGCGGTGGCCGGCGCGCGCACGAAGCAGACCGCCGACGCGATCGCCTGGGCCCGCAAGGACGGTGCCACCGACATCGCACCGCTGGTGGCGCTGACCGTGGCCCGGTGGGCGTACACGACCCGTGTCGACCTGATCGTCACCGACGACGGTCCGAACCTGTGGTGAAGGGGACGCCCGTGGTGGTGCTCGCGCTCGAAGCGCTGTTCGTGCTGGCCGCTCTGGTCGGCGTGGGGCTGGTGAGCGTGCCGGCCGCGCTGATCCTCGGCGGGGTCGCCGGGGTGGTGGCGTGTGAGCGGGCCGCCGCCGAGGCCAAGCAGCAGCGCCGAGCCGCCGCCGAGCGCGGGGAAGGGCGGGCACGGTGACGGGGCTGTTCGGGCTGTTCCAGCGCAGCGTCGAGAACCCGGCCGTTCCACTCACCTCGTCGAGCCTGCTGGACTGGATGCGCGGGCCGTCAGGCGACGCCGGCGTCCCGGTGACCGAGCTGACCGCGTTGCACATGCCGGCGGTGTGGCGATCGGTGGCGCTGATCTCGTCGGTGTCGGCCGCGCTGCCGCTGCCGACCTACCGCGACGACACCAAGGTGCGCACGAAGTCGCGGCTGCTGCGGGACCCGCATCCGGAGCTGACGCCGTTCGAGCTGTGGCGGCTGTCCTACGTGCACCGGCTGCTGTGGGGCAACAGCTACCAGCAGAAGATCCGTTCCCGTTCCGGCGAAGTGCGGGAGCTGTGGCCGATCCGCCCGGACCGCGTCCGTGCCTACCGGGACACCTCAAGCGACGCGGTGCCGGGCGGGAAGCTGTTCGAGGTCACCGACGACGACGGCCGGATCCACGTGCGCACGTCGCGGGAGATCCTGCACATCCCCGGGCTGGGCTACGACGGCACCTGCGGGGTATCGCCGGTGCGGGCGGCGTCGCAGGGTGTCGGGCTGGCGCTGGCCGCGGAGAAGTCGGGGGCGAAGTTCTTCGGGCAGGGCGCCATGCTGTCGGGCATCCTGCAGACCGAGCAGCGGTTGCAGCCCGAGCAGGCCGAGGCGCTCAAGGCGCGGTGGAAGGCGAAGGTGTCCGGTTCGGACAACGCCTACGACGTCGCCGTCCTGGACTCGGGTGCGTCGTTCGAGCCGATCACGATGCCGTACAAGGACGCGCAGTTCCTGGAGTCGCGCCGGTTCCAGGTGGTCGAGATCGCCCGCATGTTCGGCGTGCCGCTGTTCCTGCTGATGGAGACCGAGCGGTCGACCAGCTGGGGGACCGGACTGGAGCAGCAAGCGCTCGGGTTCGTCGTGTTCGACCTGCACCCGATGTGGCTGGTGCCGACTGAGCAGCGCATCACCAAGGAGCTGGTGCGGCCGGTCGCTCCGGACGAGTACGCCGAGTACACCGTCGAAGGGCTGCTGCGCGGTGACTCGCGGGCCCGTGCCGAGTTCTACCGCGTGATGCGTGAGGTCGGCGCGATGAGCGCGAACGACATCCGCGCCAAGGAGAACATGACCCCGGTCGACGGCGGCGACACCTACCTGCAGCCGCTGAACATGGCCCCGCTCGGCAACCCGCCCGCGCCGGGTCCGTCCGCACCGAACCCCGCACCGAGTGGAGATGATGATGACGATTCTGGCGCCGACGACTGAGGAGCGTCGCCGTCTGCCGTTGTCCACCGCCGGGGTGGCCATCCGCGCCGACGGCGACAGCGACAACGGTGACGAACGGTTCCACGGCTACGCCGCGGTGTTCAACACCCGCACCGCGATCGGGAACCCGCTGCGGTGGGGCTTCTACGAGGAGATCGCGTCGGGCGCATTCACCAAGACCCTGTCCGAAGGCGACGCCCGGTTCCTGATCGACCACGACTCCTACTACGTGGTGTCCCGCGTGTCAGCCGGCTCGCTGACCCTGGGCCAGGACACCAAGGGCCTGCCGGTGAACTCCGCTCTGGACACCGAGCTGTCCTACGTGCGTGACCTGAAGGCCAACGTGCGCAACGGCAACATCACCGGGATGAGTTTCGGGTTCTACGTCGTCAAGGACGACTGGAACACCGAGGAAATCGAGGTCGACGGCTACGACGAGCCGATCGAGGTGGACGTGCGGATCATCCGCGAGGTCCGCCTGATCGAGGTCAGCGCCGTCACCTTTCCCGCCTACGAAGAGACCGAGGCGGGACTGAGGTCCGTGGCTACCGCGCTGGTGCACCGGGGCGACGTTCGTGCGATCGAGCGCCGCGCCGCGTACAAGCCGGAACTGCTGGACCTGCTGAAGGTCGTCGACCGCGAGCCGGGTGAGTCCACTCGCGGCACCGTCGGCACCGAGCCGGGCGAGTCCACTCGGTTGTCCCCCAACGACCTGATCAACGCCTACGCGGCCCGCTACGGGCTGCCGACCAGGAAGGACAACCCGACATCATGAGCGTGCAGCTCACCAGGCTCATCGAGGAGCAGAACAAGGTGTGGCAGCGGATGTGCGCCATCCGCGACGCCGCCGAGGCCGACAACCGCGACCTGACCGCGGAAGAGCGGCAGAACTGGGACGAGGCCGAGGCCCGGCTGACCGAGGTGTCCGGCGACATCGAGCGCCTGGAGCGCTTCGCCCAGCTCGACACCGTCGACCGTTCCCAGATCATCCAGGCCGGCACCACCCCGGCCGGGCCCGTCCGGGAGGAGAACGTCGACGCACGCTACGCCGACGCGTTCACCCGCTACATGCGCGGCGGCATGGACCGGCTCGACGCTGAGCAGCGGCAGCTGCTCATGGAGAACTTCTCCGAGGTCCGCGCCCAGGGCACCACTCCGGACACAGCCGGCGGCTACCTGGTGCCCGAAGGGTTCCGCAACGTCATGACCGAGACGATGAAGGCGTTCGGGGGGCTGCTCGGCATCGCCAACGTCATCACCACGACGACCGGTAACGACCTTCCGTGGCCGACCAACGACGACACCGGCAACGAGGGCGCGATCCTCGCCGAGAACACCCAGGTGACCGAGCTGGACGTCACGGTCGGCCAGCGCAAGCTGGCCGCGCACACCTACACCTCGCGGCTGGTTCGCGTGTCCTACCAGCTGCTGCAAGACTCGGCCTTCAACATCAACACGTGGCTGCCGCGCAAGCTCGGCGAGCGCATCGGCCGCGCGGCAGCCGGTCACTTCTGCAGCGGCACCGGCACCAACCAGCCCGAGGGCATCACCACCAGCGTCACCATCGGCAAAACCGGTGCCACCGGTCAGGTCACCAGCATCATCTACGACGACCTGGTCGACCTGGAGCACTCCGTGGACCCGGCGTACCGCACCAACGCGCGGTACCTGATGAGCGACGCGGCCCTGAAGATGATCCGCAAGCTCAAGGACGCCGACAACCGGCCGCTGTGGGTGCCGGTTCCGGCACCCGGGTTCCCCGCGACGATCAACGGGTACGGCTACACGATCGACAACAAGATGCCGGTCCCGGCCGCGTCCGCGAAGTCCATCGTGTTCGGCGACATCGCCGCCGGCTACATCATCCGGCAGGTGCTGGACGTGCAGACCCTGCGCCTGACCGAGCGGTACGCCGACTTCCTGCAGGTCGGGTTCCTCGGGTTCGCCCGGCTCGACGGCAAGCCCGACGACGCCGCGGCGATCCGCGCCTACGCGCACCCCGCCACCTGATCGACGCCGCGCCGGAGTCCCTACAGCCGCTAGGGGCTTCGGCGCGGCCCACCCCGAGGAGGACACCACCGTGGAGCTTGTGCGCATTCGCGTCCTGCAGGGAGTCGCCGGCGCCGACTTCTCGTGGGCGCCAGGCGAGGAGGTCGACATGCCCGAGACCGAGGCCCGCAAGTGGGCCGACGGCGTGCGCGCCGAGTACGCCGACCCGGCCGCACCCGCACGCACCGAGGCGCAGGCCGAGAAAGGTGGCGCCGACCGGGGTGGGGCCGAGCAGCCCAAGACCGAGAAGACCGCGCGGCAGTCCCGCGGCGGCGGCCGGAGCCGCCGGGCCGAGACCCGCGGCTGACCGACGGAGCGCTGACCATGCCCCTCGGCGACCCCTACATCACGCTCGCAAGCCTGAAGAACTACCTGGGCATCACCGACGACGTCGACAACGGGCGCCTGGAGGACGCGCTGGCTTCGGCGACGCAGGAGATCGAGGACCACACCGGTCGCCAGTTCAACGACGCCGGCGTCGCGTCCGCACGGATCTACGAGCGGTGGGGGTGTGACCTGGTGTACGTCGACGACTTCCACACCACCGACGGCCTGATCGTCGCCACCGACGAGAACGACGACGGCACCTTCGAAACGGTCTGGCCCGCGTCGGACTACCAGCTGGAGCCGCTCAACGGCATCCACGCCGGCCGTCCCGGCTGGCCGTACAACGTCATCCGTACCGTGAACGACCACGACTTTCCCCGCGGCAGGCGCGCCACCATCCGCGTCACCGCCCGATGGGGGTGGTCCGCCGTGCCCAAGCCTGTGCAGCAGGCGTGCCGCATTCTCGCCGCCGAGACCCGGAAACTCGCCGACGCCCCGTTCGGTGTCGCCGGGTACGGCGAGTTCGGGCCGATGCGCGTGCGGGACAACCCACTGCTGGTCAAGAAGCTCGCGCCGTACGTGCGCGAACCGGCGATGGTGGCCTGACGTGGCGCCGTCGCTGACCCAGATCATGGACGGGATCGAGACCCGCCTGAAGACCATCCCCGGGCTGCGGGTCACGGCGTACGTGGCCGACCAGATCAACCCGCCGGCCGCCGTGGTCGGCGTGCCGGACGTCCCGGAGTACCGGCTCACGATGGGCCGCGGCCGGTTCGAGTTGCGGTTCACGGTGACCGTGCTCGTGTCGGCCGCGCTGGACCGGGTCGGGCAACGCGCGCTCGCGTCCTACGCCGATGTCGCCGGCCCGAACTCGGTCCCGGCCGCGATCGACGGTGACCGCCGCCTCGGCGGGCTCGTCGAGGAGTGCCACATCACGAGCTTCCGGGTTCTCGGCCTCGACGAGGTCGGCCAGATCGGTTTCTACGGCGGCGAGTTCGCTGTGCGCGTCGTCGCCCCAGGAACGTGAGGGAGCAGCACATGACCACACGACGGTTCCGGGTCGGCCCGCGGCCGGTCGAGGGCGTCGAGCCGGGCGAGGTTCTCGAGCTGCCGCTCGACACGCCGCTGAACGTGTCCGCGCTCGTCGAGTCCGGCCACCTGACGCCCATCCGCGCCACGACACGCCCGTCCACTGGCGAGAAGAAGGAGGAGCGCTGACATGGCCACGCTCGCGCTGCTGAACGCCTGGACCTATGTGGACGGCCACGACTTCACCGGCGACACCAACCAGGTGAACCTGAACATGGAAGCCGTCGCGCTCAACAAGACGACGTTCCGGAACAACGGCTGGACGAGCTTGCAGGGCGGCCTGAAGTCCGCGACGTTTGAGCAGGCCGGGTTCTGGTCCGCCGGTGACGGTGAGGTCGACCCCGACCTGTTCACCAACCTCGCCGTCCGCAACAGGGTGCACACGTTCGGCCCGGCCGAGGAAGAGGGCGGCACCGCCTACCTGTGGAAAGCGGGGCAGTACACCTACTCGCTGCTCGGCAGCCTCGGTGAGATGGCGCCGTTCCAGGTACAGGCGCAGGGCTCCGACTCCGTCGGTGTGGTCCGCGGGCAGCTGGCGAAGAAGATGGGCGCCGCGGCGTCGGCCGGGCCGTTGGGCTCGCCGGTGAACCTCGGCGCCGGCGGTCCCGGACAGTTCCTGTACGCGACGCTGCACGTGTTCGCCGCCGGGACCACGCTCAGCGTCAAGGTCGAGTCCGACTCTGCGCAGGCGTTCACGACGCCGTCCGATGTTGCCGGAGCCACCATCGGCCCGGTCACCACGGTCGGTGGCACGTGGATGGCGCAGATCGACGCGTCCGCGATCACGGACACCTGGTTCCGGCTCAACGTCACCGCGGTCACCGGTTCGTTCACCGTCGCCGCCGCGCTCGCCATCCAGTAACCACCCGTCACCTGCACCCCGTCGGCCGTCGGCGGGGTATTTGGCCTGCCCGAAGGAGAAACGCACATGGCCACCCTCGCGCTGCTCAACGAGTTCGTCAGCATCAACGGCGTCAACCTGTCCGACCATGTCCGCCAGGGCACGCTGGCCCTGGAGGCCACCGCGCTCGACTCGACCGCCATGGGCGACGGGTGGAACGAGACCACCGGCGGCCTCAAGTCCGGCACGCTCACGATCGAGCTGCTGGACGACTTCGCCGCGTCCAACGTGGACGCCACGCTGTGGCCGCTCTTCGGCACCGTCGTGCCGTTCATCGTCCGCCCGGACGCCGGCCCGGTGTCGGCGACCAACCCGAACTACACCGGCACCGTCTTCATCGCCCAGCACACCGTCGGCGGCAGCCTGAACGAGATGGCCATGAAGTCGCTCAGCTTCAACACCTCGGGTGTGGTGTCGCGGGCGACCAGCTGACCGATGCCCGCGCACGTCGAGATCCGCGGCACCGAAAGCTTCCGCCGCACCGCGCGGAAGCTGAAGGAAGCCGGTGACGGCCGGTTGACACGGGAGATGGCGAAGAAGATGCGGACCGCGGCCAAACCAGCCGTGGACGACGCGCAGCGGTCCGTACGCGGGCTGGCCACCGCGGCGAACGGGCGCGGCGGTGGCGGGCAGGCCCGGCGCGAGCACGCCATGTCCCGGGTACGGAAGAAGACCAACCGCACCAGGCAGCGGGCGTTCGAAGGCCGCGGGCTGCGCGCCACCGTCGGCCGCGCGCTCCAGACGCAGACCCGCGCACGCGGTCAGACGGCCTCGGTACAGATCAAGGTCAACAAGTCGTTGTTGCCTGCGAATCAACGCAAGCTACCGGCCCACATGAACACCGGCCGCTGGCGGCACCCCGTGTTCGGCAGGCCGGTGTGGGTGACGCAGACGACGAACCCTCCGAAGTGGTTCGACCGGCCCATGTCTCGTCACGGCCGCCGGATTCGGAACCGGGCCGTAGAGGCGGTCGACGAAATCAAACGCAAGATCAAGTAGCAAGGGGAGCACGTGAGCAGCAACGCGCTGGTGTACGAGTTCAACTACGGCGACCAGTCATGGCGACTGGAGTTCCACACGATCACCGCCGATGAGGCGATCCGGCTGGAACAGGCCACCGGCATGATCTGGGTGCGCCTGGTGAGTTCCTTCTCCCAGGGCGGCGCCCTGGGCATCAAGGCGTTCTACTGGCTGGCGCGGTGCCGCGCTGGCGAGGACATCAAGTTCGACGACCCGTCGCTGAACTTCGTGTGGAACAAGCTCAAGCTGGACGTCTTGCAGGACCTACGTCCCGAGTCCACAGAGGGCGAGAACACGCCGGCCGGTGATGCCGAGGACCCTCCGCCAGCGACCGAGACACCCGCTCGGTCGAAGAAACGGTAGAGCAGCACAAACCGTTCTTCCTGTCCCTGTGGAACATGCACCCGGCTGACGTCGGCCGCCTCACCCTGCACGACCTGGCGATGTGCGTCGAGCTAGTCGCCGAGCACCGGCGCCGCGCCGAGGAGCAACGACAAGCCGCCCAGCAGCATCCCGGAAGGCGGTGACTCGTCGTGGCCAACGACCTCATCTTCACCGTGCTCGGCATCGACAAGGCCAGCCGGGTGTTCGACAAGGTCGGCGACTCAATGAACCGCATGGGCACCCGCGCGACCGCGATCCTCGCCGGCGTCGCGGGCAGCTCGGCGGCAGCGGGAGCCGCGGTCGCCGCATCGGTCGCCGCGGTGCCGGCGGCGTTCATCGGGCTCGGCGCGGTCGCGGTCCGGGAGAACGCGCAGGTTCAGCAGTCGTTCCAGCAGCTCGGCAACGAGCTCAAGCACGGCTTGGCCGCCGACGCCGCCCCGATGGCGGACGCCCTGGTCGGTGCCGCTGACCAGATCGGCGCGGCTTACGCCGGGTTGCGTCCGCAGATGCAGCAGGCGTTCGCCGCCTCGGCGGGCTACGTCGACGACCTCGTCGGCACCGTCACCGACTTCGCGACGCAGGCGATGCCGGGGCTGGTCACGGCTACGGCCCGCGCGGGCCCTGTGTTCGCAGGGCTGCGCACCTTCGCCCGCGACGCCGGGGTCGGCGTCAGCGAGTTCTTCGAGATCACGTCGTCGAAGTCTGCCGAGGCCGGGAAGTCGCTGGAGCACTTCGGCCTGCTCGTCCGGGACAGCCTGCCCGCCGTGGGCACGATCCTCGCCAACCTCACCGGGTTGTGGGCCGAACACGGCGACGAGGCAGTCAGCGTCATCACCGGGCTGCTCGACGTGCTCGGTGACCTGTCCGGGTCCGCGCTGCCGGTGGTGTCCGCCGGGCTCGGTGTCGCGCTCGACGTTCTGTCCGGTGTCCTGGCGGTCGTGCAGCCGCTCACCGGCGCGCTCGGACCGCTCATCGGCGTGTGGCTGGCGCTGTCGACAGCGATGCGCGGCGTCACCGCCGTCAAGGGGATCATGGACAACGTCACCGGCGCGGTGACGAACTTCGGCAACGCCACGAACAAGGCCGCCGGTGCCGGCGGGGTGGGCAAGCTCGCTGCCGCGACGGGCGGTGTGATGTCGATGCTCGGTGGCCCGTGGGGTATCGCCATCGGCGCGGCCGCGGTTCTGCTGGCGTCGTTCGGTCGGGACTCCCAGCAGGCCGCCGCCGACCAGAGGTCCCTGGCGGACGCGTTGCGCGAGTCGGGTGGTGCGTTCGACGACAACGCCCGCAAGCAGATCTACAATAGCGAGGCCTACCAGGAAGTCGCCGGGCTGGTCGACAAGCTCGGCATCAGCCACGGCGAGATGATCGACGCCCTGGTCAAGGGCGGCCCCGCGCTCGACCAGTTCCGAGCCCGTCTCGACGAGATCGCGCGCCTGGACGCAGTCGAGGCAACCGGCGAGATGAGCGAGGTAGGCCACGCCGCGTTCGACCTGTCCGGCAAGCTTGACGGGCTTCGCGGCGGTGTCACCGGCGCCGTCGCCGAGTTCGAACGGATGGCGCAGGCGACCCGCCCGTCAGAGGCCGCGCTGGCCGCGGTCGGGTTCGAGTCGCGCGTAGCGAACGAGGGTGTCCGGGCGCTCAACGACGCGTTCCAGGTCATCGCGGACTCGGCGGCCACAGTCGAGGAGCGCGGCAAAGCCATCATCGCCGTGCTGGACCAGCTCGCTGGCCGTACGCCGTCCTATGAGGAGGCCACGCAGGCGATCAACGACGGTATCCGCGAGTTGGGCGAGGGGTTCGACAAGACGACGGCGGCGGCGGGCAAGCTGGGTGACTCGATGCTCACCGCCAACGGCACGATCAACACCACCACGGCCAACGGTTCCGCGCTCCAGAACAAGCTGGTCGAACTCCAATCCGGGTTCGCCAACGCGGGTGCCGCGGTCACCGAGCTGATCCAACGGAACGTGCCACTGGGCGAGGCGGTCCAGCGGGTGAACGCCGACCTGGAGACGCAGCGGCAGCGGTTCATCGACGGCGCGGTGGCGATGGGGTTCTCCCGTGACGGAGCGATCCGGATGGCGGACGCCTACGGGATCGGCACCCAGTCCCTCGGGGTGTGGCTGTCGCGGATGTCCGAGGCCGAGCTGGCGGCCAACGGCGTCACGGTGTCGGTCGACAACGTCGGCAACGCGGTGTACCGGCTGCCGAACGGTAAGGCGATCACGGTGAGTGTGAACGACTTGGCGACGGGGCCGCTGAGCCGCATCCGGAACTACGCGAACCGGCTCGGCAACCAGGTGATCACCGTGGCCGCACAGATCAACGCGCGGTTCAACTTCGCGGACGGCGGTCTGGTGCCGGGGTTTGCCGACGGTGGCCCGGTGCGGCGGTTCCCGATGGGCGGCCGGGTGTACGGGCCGGGCGGTCCGCGTGAGGACAAGGTACGCGCCATGCTCAGCAATGGCGAGTTCGTCGTCAACGCCGCACAGACCGCGAAGAACCTGCCTCTGCTGCGTGCGATCAACAACGGGGCCGACTTCGCTGGCGCGTTCGGCTTCCAGGCCGGGAGCGGTGGCGGCGGTGCAGGCGGGACATCGCGGCTGGTGATCGACGTGACCGGTGCGGACGAGGAGTTCAAGCGGCTGATCCGCAAGATGGTGCGGGTCGACGGCGGCGGCTCGGTCGAGGCCGCGTTCGGCAGGGGGTGACCGTGGCGTTCCCGGATGAGCCGTTGGACATCAACGTCGAGCTGTTCTACGACGGCGTGTGGAACGACATCACCACGCACTGCCTGTCCCGCAACGACATCACTGTCAGCCGGGGCCGCCGTGACGAGGCGTCCAAGGCGGACCCGGGCAAGTGCACGTTGGTGATCGACAACACGGACGGGCGGTACTCGCCGCGGAACCCGATGTCCCCGCTGTACGGGAAGATCGGGCGCAACACGCCGTTGCGGGTGCGGGTCGGAGCGCCGGACCCGGCGCTGTCGTTGCCGGGCGCGCCGGAGATCTCCGGCTGTTTCACGCCCGACGTGACCGAGCTGGGTATCACGGGCGATATCGATATCCGTATCGATATCGGCCCGCGAACCTGGCGGCCGTATCTGAACCAGGTGCTGGTGTCGAAGTTCTGGCACGACTCCAACAACAGGTCGTGGATCCTGCAGCTGCGAGCGAACGGTCAGCTCGACTTCGCGTGGTCGTCGGACGGCACGCTCACCAGCTCGGGTTTCCGCAACGCGTTCTCGACCGCGTCGATACCGGCGAACTCTGACCGGCTGGCGGTGCGGGTGACGCTCGACGTCGACAACGGCTCCGGCGGCCGGACGACCACGTTCTACACCGCGCCGACGATCGCCGGGCCGTGGACCCAGCTCGGCAGTCCGGTCATCGGAGCCAGCACGACGTCGATCTTCGACAGTGTCGCCGCGGTCGAGATCGGCGCCGCGGCCGGCGAAGGGGTGGCGTTCGCTGGCACGGAGGTGTTCCACGGCCGGGTGCATGCGTTCGAGCTGCGCAACGGCATCGACGGCGCCGTCGTGGCCAACCCGGTGTTCACGTCCCGGGTCGCGGGGGAGCAGGAGTTCACGTTCACCGACGGCGCGGGCCGGGTGTGGTCGGTGCACGGCGATGCCGCGATCACCGACCGGTCCGTGCGGTTCGCCGGGGAGGTGTCCAGCTGGCCGTCCCGGTGGGACCCCACCGGAGCTGACGTGTGGGTGCCGGTCACGGCGTCCGGGGTGCTGCGACGGCTCGGCCATGGCGCGTCCCCGCTGCGGAGCGCGATGTTCCGCGGCATGACCAACCCGCAGCAGCAGCCGCCCGCGCTGGCGTACTGGCCGTGCGAAGACGGCGCCGATGCCCGCCAGGCCGCATCCGCGGTCGGCGGTACTCCGATGCGCATCCTCGGCGGCTCGCTGGCGGGGCCGCTTCAGATGGCGTCCTACAGCGGGTTCGTGTCGTCGGCTCCGCTGCCGGTGATGCGCGGTGAGTCGCTGCTGGGCTACATCTCCGGCGGCACCGACACCGGCGAGCTGCGCGCGTTCTCCCTGCTGCACGTGCCGGACAACGGAGTCCCGACCCAGGTGCAGCTGCTCAACGTCTGGACCACCGGCACCACGGGCGAGTGGATGATCGAGGCAGCCACCGACGGCAGCCTGATCCTGCGGGTGCGGGACCAGTCCGGGATCCAGCTGTTCCAGTCGGGCAACCTCGGGTTCAACGTCAACGGCCGGGACCTGCTGTTCGGGTTGTGGCTGCGCCAGGTCGGCGCGGACGTCGAGTGGCAGGTGTTCACGTTCGAGGTCGGCGACATCCTCGGCGGTTTCGCACTCGGCGGGACGCTGGCCGGCCGCACGTTCGGGCGCGCGCTCCGGGTGGCGATCGGCTGGGGTGGCAACCTCGGCGAAACGGCGATGGGCCACGTGGCGGTACAGGATCACAACACCGAGGACATCGGCGAGGTGCTGTTCCGGGCGTTGAGTGGCTGGCAGTTCGAGACCGCGGGGACCCGGGTCGACCGGCTGACCACCGAGGAGACCGTCCCCTGTGTGATCGAGGGCGACCCGGCCGCCACCGAGCCGATGGGGCAGCAGGGCATCGCGACCGTGCTGGATCTCGTGGGCGAGTGCGCGGCGGCGGACCTCGGCGTGTTCGGCGAGCGCCGGGATTTCCCGGCGCTGTGGTACCGCACCCGGCACACGCTGTACAACCAGCGTCCCGCGCTGGAGCTGGACTACGCGGCGAGGCAGGTGGCGCCACCGTTCGAGCCGGAGGACGACGACCAGGCCACGGTCAACGACATCACGGTCCGCCGCAAGGGCGGCAGCTCGGCGCGCGCCGTCGACGAGACCGGGCCGCTGTCGGTGCTCCCGCCACCGGACGGCGTCGGCCGCTACGACGACACCGCCGACGTCAACGTCGCCAACGACGCGCAGCTGACCCACCAGGCCGCCTGGCGGCTCCACCTCGGCACCGTGGACGAGGCGCGCTATCCGCAGCTGCGGATCAACCTGGCCCGCAGCCCGGAGCTGATCCCCGCCGTGACCGCGCTCGACGTCGGCGACCGGATCACCGTCGCCAACACCCCGGACTGGCTGCCGCCGGACACAGTGGACCTGATCGCGCAGGGCTACACCGAGCGCCTCAACAGCCACGTGTGGTCGTTGACGTTCAACTGCACCCCCGGCTCGCCGTGGAACGTCGGCGTCGTCGGCGACACCCAGCTGGGCCGCGCCGACACCGCCGGCTCGCAGATCGCCACCGCGGTGACCAGCGGCGCGACCACGGTCCCGGTGACGACGACCGAGGGGCCGCAGTGGACCACCGACCCGGCCGAGATGCCGTTCGACATCCGGGCAGGTGGCGAGGTCATGACCGTGACCGCCGTCGCCAACGGAGCCAGCGACACGTTCACCCGGACCGTCGCGAACGGCTGGGGCACCGCCACGACGGGCGAGCCCTGGGCCACGTCGGGTGGCTCGGCGTCGGACTTCTCGGTGTCCGGCACCCAGGGGCTGGTGTCCCAGGGCACGGTGAACGTCGGCCGCCTCACCGTCCTTCCCGTGAACCAGTCGGATGTGGACTTCGCGGCGACCGTCGCCACCGACAAGCTCGCCACCGGCGCACCGCAGCTGGTCGGGCTGCTGGCCCGCCACCTCGACTCCGACAACTACCTGTTCGTCCGGCCTGCGCTGGAGACCAACCAGACCGTCACCCTCTACATCATCAAGCGCGTCGCAGGCTCGGAGACGGTGCTCACCGCGGTCGTGGTTCCGGGGCTGACCCACGGCGCGGGCACGCGGTTCGGGCTGCGCATGCAGGTCATCGGCACCACGATCCGCGGCAAGATCTGGCTGGCCTCGACGCCGGAACCGGCGGCGTGGACGCTGGAGACCTCCGACACCGAGCTGACCGCCGTCGGCGCGATCGGCACCTACCACCGGCTCGTCACCGGCACCAGCAACGCCCCGGTCGTCGCCTCCTGGGACGACCTCGTCGTGCGCAACCCGCAGCTGTTCACCGTCACCCGCGCCGTCAACGGCATCACCAAGAGCCACGCGGCCGGGACCGATGTTCGGCTGGCCCAACCCGCGATCATCGCCCTGTAGGAGGCTGCTGTGGGATTCAGTGCTGGGCAGCGGATCACCGCTCAGATGCTCAACGCGATGATCGCCGTCGCCGAGACGGGGAACATCAACACCGGCACCAAGACTGTGACCACCGACCACGCCACGCTGATCGTGCCCAACCCCGGGGTCACGTACCGCCTGCAGTGGACCGGGTACGTGCGGATGAGCATGGGCACCCTCACCGGCGTCATCCTCGGCATGCGCGACGGACCCGGCACCGGCGGCACCCTGCTACAGGCCACCTTCTCCCTGCTGCCCGGAATCCACGCCAACGCCACCGACCGCATGTACACCGTCGGCGGCATCTCCGGACCGCTGTCACCCGGCGCCGACCGCACCGTCACCCTCGTCGTCACCAAAACCGCCGGCGGCGGCGGGGATGGCTGGGCCATGCATGCCGACAGCAAAATCCACGCCAGGGTGATCCCGGTATGACCGAGAACCCGAGCGACGTCGCACTGCGCTACCTCGGCCAGCAGGTCGACACGCTGCGGGCCACGATGCACGACGAGCTGGCCGCCGTCCGTTCCGACCTCGTCGCCCTCGCCGTCGAGCTGCGCGCCCACACCGCCGCCATCGGCCCGCGCATCGCCGTGCTGGAACACCGGGTGACCGAGATCGAATCGGACCTCACCGAAGCCAAGGCCGACCGCAAGGCCTCGCTGTCGATGCGCGTCACCGTCGCCCTGGCCCTCCTCGGCGTCACCGTGTCCATCGCACTCGCCGTGCTCAACATCGCAACGAGGTGACCCCATGGTCCTGTTCGGACTCGACACCAGCCACCACCAACGCGGCAACCCCGACCTGGCCCGTGCCCGCGCCGAGGGGATCGAGTACATCCTCCTCAAGGCCACCGAGGGCAGCACGTTCCGGGACCCGCGGTTCCAGGCCACGCTGCGCCGCGCCCGCGACGTCGGCATGCTCGTCGCCGCCTACCACTACCAGCGCCCCGGATCAGCCGCGGCGCAGGTCGACACGATCCGGAGCATGGTGCCGACCGACGTGCCGGTCATCCCGGACGTCGAGGCCGGGTCCGGCAGCGTGAGCCTGACGCGGGAACTGGTCGACCGGCTGCGCGCCGCGGGCTACACGGTGCCGCTGCTGTACCTGCCGCGCTGGTACTGGCAGCAAATCGGCTCACCGACCCTGGCCGGCCTGCCGCCGCTGTGGTCCAGCCGGTACCCGGACAACCAGCAGGGCACCGTGCTCGACGAGTACGCCGACGTGCCCGGCCACTACTGGAACGGCTACGGCGGACTCGACGTCGCGGTGCTCCAGTTCTCCAGCTCCGGCCGCGTGGCCGGGTACGGCCCGCTCGACCTGAACGCCTTCCGAGGCACCAGAGATCAACTCGCCGCCCTGCTCGGCGGCGGACAGGAGGAAGACGACATGCCATCCGTAGACGACCTGCTCAACGGCAAGGTGGGCGAGCGCCCCGACGGCTCGTACGTCTCGCTCAAGGACGCGGTGATCAACCCGTACCTGGCGCTCTACTTCACTAAGCCCGGCTGGGACCCGACCAAGCTGGACGCCCTGCTCGCCGGGCAGGCGAAGCTGGTCGAGCTGGTCGCCCAGGAGAACGACATCACCGCGGGCGAGATCGCCGCCGCACTGCGGCCGCTGCTCGCGGCGGACCTGGCGGGCCCGCTCGCCGACGTGCTGCGGGAGGAGATCGGCGACGAGGTTGCCGACGAGACAGCCGACCGGGTCCTGGCCAAGCTCGGCGAGCGGCTGGCGGTCCCCGGCGCGCCGACGTGAAGGCCGCGATCGTCGTCGAGTTCGACATCGACGCCCCGGACGGCTTCAACGAGGTGGCGCGGCCGCTGATGGAAGCACTTCGCGTCGCCGCGCCGCCCGGCGCCACCCAGCTCCACGCCTGCATCAAGGAACCGGCCGAGCGCGTCGTCGCCGCGGCCACCGGAAAGGACTGATCACCATGTCTGACGTCGTCACTTCGTGGGTGCGCACCGTCGTGCCTGGTCTCTGGGCCGCGCTGGCCGCGTGGGCCGTGTCGCTCGGCCTGCCGGCCGCCGTCGTCGACGTGCTCGGTGGGCTCGGTGAGCAGCTGGTCGTCCCCGTCGTCCTGGCCGTCGTCTACGCCGCGCTGCGGTGGCTCGAACCACAACTACCGAACTGGCTGACCCGCGTGCTGCTGGGCTCGGTTCGGCCGCCCAGCTACCGCGACGAGGCCGGTATCCGGCTCGGCGAGCATCGCCCCTGACGACTGCGGCAAGAACCCCGTAGTGATGAGTACCCGCTAGAGCCCATTACAGCCCATTACAGCCCACTACAGCCCATTACAGCCCATTAGCGGACAAGGTGTTAGTACACACGTTTTAACGTAATACACGTATTCCTGGGACGTCCCTTCGTGTGGATTGTTGCGCGCGTGCAACGGTCGTCACGACGGTCGCCCATAGGGCGACTACCAGCAGTGATGCTCCAACGCTGTGCTAGTCGCGAATAGTGACTGCTCTTCGGTTCTCTTACTTCTGCTTACTTCTGCTTACTTCTGTGTACCTCTGCATGATCGAACACGTCTACGAAACGACGTCGGCGAGTCGCTTGCGTCTGGTGTCGGATGTGCGGAGTAAGCTCTCCAGAGTTCCCGAAAGGGGATGAAGAAGGGGGCCGCACGATTCCGGCGTGCGGCCCCCTGCAAGGGCCTCAGGGCCGGGGCTACGACCCGGCTCAAGGGCATCGACACCAGCTCAGTTCAAGGAGGACTGGCGCCATGCGCAACCGTATCAGTAACACCCCTGACCAGCCAGAAGGCTCGCCGAACGGTGAGATGGACCTCTTCACCGGCATGGGCGACGGACTCGGCCCCGAACACTTCGGCCTGACCGACACCGGCCGTGCGTACGTGGTCGCCGGGCCGTTCGCTAAGGCTCTCGGCCACCGCGACGCCGACAAGGCGACCCGCCTCCTCGATGAGGAGGAAAAGGGTACCCAGATTGTGGGTACCCCTGGCGGTGACCAGCGGGTTTCCGTCGTCTACGAGGAGGGCATCTGGCGGCTGATCTTCCGCAGTAACCTCCCCGCGGCCCGTGAGCTGACCAAGCGGGTGACCGCCATCCTGCGGGAGCTGCGGGAGAAGGGCGTGGTCGACCGGCGCCCGCAGCGCGAGCTGACACGCTTGGAGCTGATCGACCTCGCCCGTGAGTCCGAACTTGGACGCCTGGCCGCCGCGCGAAGGGTGCAGGAGCTGGAACCGAAGGCTGAAGCGTTCGACCGGTTCCTCACCGCTGAGGGCGACTACGCGGTCGGCACGGTGGCGAAGATGCTCGGCATCGGCCAGAACACCCTGTTCGCCCACCTCCGCGCCAAGCGGGTTCTCATCACCGGCGGTCGGCGGCACAACACCCCGTATGAGCAGCACGCCAAGCACTTCCGGGTGGTGGCGCGCGACTTCGACATCGGTGAGACGGTGCGCACTGGCTACACCACCTACGTGCGGCCATCTGGAATCGATCTCATCCGCAGGCTGCTCCAGCTGCCCCCTGGCGACGCCGCCGCCTGACCGGCTGCCGACCCCTTGCGGCAGCCCACGGCCCCGCGCTCCCACCGGAGCGCGGGGCCGTTCTCTGCGTCAGGTGCATGCCCGCTAAGTGATCGGGTAGGTCATGGGGCAGTCCGCCACCTGAGCCGGCGGGCGCTGCGGCCTTGCCTGTTCAGTCAGCAGCGGGCAAGGCCGCCCTGGTCAGTGTGCGTGCGGGTCCTCGATCCGCACCAGCTCCTGGGCCAGCTCCATCGCGCGGAACAGGTCGCCCCCTGCGATCGGGACCCGCCGGGCGAGTGCCCGTTCCCGGGCCCGTTCCAGGACGGCGATGCCGTCGCTGTACCAGTCGATCACGGACCTGGGCGGTGGCGGCGGTGGCGGGTAGTAGCTGGACATGACGGTTCCCCTTCGTTGTCGTGCGGTGGGGAAGCGCGCCGATGACGATAGAACGCACGTTCGACTGTTGCAACGGTCGGGGGATCAGGTGGTCCTCGTTCGGTCGAATGGCGCCGGGCCGCTGGCCCGCTCCAGCGCGGCGAGCAGTTCCTGCGCGCCGCCGATGGCCCGTTCGAGATCACGCGCGATCGCCTCGGCCTGGCGCCGCATCTCGTTCAGGGCCGTGATCTCCATCAGGTCCAGCACGCCGACCTGCCCGATGGTTACCGCCGTGGTCAGCAGGTGGACGACGAACTGGTTCGCGCTGAGTCCGCGCTCGGCTGCCACGCCCTGTACTCGGGCGTGCAGGTCCTCGTCGAGCCGGGTGATCATCTGCTTCACGGCGTGGCGAACCTCCTGGTGACGTTGGAACGGCCCCCGCCCCGGTGACGTGCGGGGTGAGGGCCGCGTACCCGGCCGGCGCGGTCGCTCGGCTGCAAGTCATCGCGCCGGACGGGGGGTTCAGGTGCCCCCGGGGGTTGTCCTGCGCTCCCTTCGGTTGCGCGACGCAGGGCCCCGGGGGCGCCCCGGCCCGCTGGCCTCCCGTAGGAGGGTGCAGATCAGCAGGCCGGGGAGTCGGTGGTCTGCCACAGCGGGTACCTGTCCGGGCGCGGCTGCGCGGCCAGCCACTCGGCGATGGCCACGATGTCCTGCCAGCCGCCGTCGCGGCGGTCGACGAGCCGGTCGCCGCGGATGCTGTAGCCGGTGCAGTTGCCGGACGCCACCCCGAAGAAGTCCGCCGAGTCGCGTGCCCAGACCCGTTCGAGCCGGAGCGCCCCCGGCGAGCCGTAGTCGCTCTGGTGCCCGACGAACCCTGCTGCCTCCAGCAGCCGGTAGGCGACAGTTTCAGCGGATGGCGGCTCGCTGTGTCCCCGTACCTGGAGGCCCTGGCGTTCGCAGGGCAGGAGCAGCGACCCGATGCCGATGGGGTCGTAGTGGTAGTTGCGGCCGTTCATGTCCGTGGTTCGTTCTCGATCGTGTCGGCCTCCAGGCGCCACCGGTCGGCCGAGGCGCGCAGCTGGTTTGACAGGCGCACCATCAGCGCGGCCAGCTCCCGCATCCGGGCCACCGTCAGCGCCCGCCGGCCGGGCAGCGGCTCGGCTACCACGGTGATCACGTGCCCGACTAGCTGGGCGGTGCGGGCGGCCAGCTGGAACAGCGCCGTGTCCTGGTGGCTCATGCGTGCAAGGTGTGCTGGTTGACCACGGGCCGCAGCTTCACGTCAGCGGCCACGAGGACGTTGCGCACATGCCACCGGGTGAGCTTCAGCCTCTTCGCGATCGCGCCCATCGACTCCTCGTTGTCGACGTAGCTGGTCACGATGTGGGCGGCCAGCTCCCGGGCGCGTCGTCCGGGCGGTGTTCGCGGATCGGGCACCGGGGCCGCAGGCGTGGCCGTGGGCGCGAAACACGGGCAGGTGCGGTGGGTGAAGTGAGCATCGTGGAAGCACACCGTCGCCGGCTCGAACTCTGTCGTCGTCGCCATCGTCACCGTCCTCGTCGATGCGGTCCCAGGTGTCGGCACCGATACACACGTTCCGCTCCGGCTCCATCAGCGCTCGCCGCCCCGCTGCTGCTGAACGCGTGCCTTCTCCTGGATGGCCATGCGGATGTACGACAGGACGGTTGCGGCCGCGTCGTCCCCGAGCAGCGCTGCTTCGCCGCCGACACGCAGCCCGATGACCAGGTCCGGCGGCTCGCTGACTTCGACCAGGCCAACGGCGACGGGTTGCCGCTGGTGGTCGTGGGGTCGGACCCCGTTCTGGACCAGCCAGGAAGTCCACCAGTCGTACCCATCGCCCTCGATCAT